TCAGTATCCACAAGATTTTTGCGGATGAACTCAAGGTGGTCAGGGTTAGCAGTAGTGACGATGCGTGAAGCAACAAAGACGGATTGGTAGGAACCGTCAGGTTGAGCAACTGCGCGGGTATCAAGGATACCAAGGTTGAAACGGGATTTATTATCCCAAACCTTGTTAACCTTAACATTCTCAAATGAGAATGAGTTCATGATGTTATCTCCTTTACACTAAGGGACTTTTCCCCTAGCACTAAGCGCAGGGGAAAATCCCATGCGGTAACCAGATACATTCTGATTACAACATCCAGACCATCAGGCAGAAGGGAATTGTCAAGCAGTCTTTCCGCTTGACAAGGAATGAATGCCTGATACTAAACCTAACATTAACTGAGGCCCCAGTTTGTTTAAGCATGGGCCGAAGACTGTAGTCCTACCAGCACGCTTCTATACTGTATAGTAGGTAGCGGTAGCAGACTAGGGTCAACTCGTATTGACCCCAGAGTGTTTAATGGAGAGTAGAAGTAGTATATGTATCTACATAAAAGATTTTCCCGTACAGTGTTCACAGTCCTTTGCTATACCAGTTTGTCCTATTTTATACTATTTTTGGGCAGGCTTTAAAAATATTTCTGGCCAAAAGCGTTCGTTTTGGCCTGTTGAACGGATTAATACTATATAGAGGCTGTTTCTTTTTTACAGTAGCAAGTTCTTCAGGAACTTGCGTTACAGACTGTATCTACTACCTGTTACTAACAGACAGTAACTGAATGAAAACGGGACAGGACTAATGACTTTTAATAAAGGTACCACTAACCCCAAAACCCTTGCGATGGCAGAGGCAAAGGCTAAAGTTCTAGCCTTGGTGGCCGAAGGCCACTCTGTCCATAAGGCTATGGAACTTTGTAATAAGAAACCCGACACCGTAAGAATCTGGTGTCTTAGGGATAAGAAGTTTGCCGCTGACCTAGCCGAGGCTAAGGAGACCGCAAAGGATGCTTCCCTTGCATCCCTAGGTATCCCAAAAGAAGAAATAGACTTTCCTAGATTCTCCGAAATATTTTTACAACAGAGGGTATTTCCCCACCATCAAGATTGGATTGACTTACTAGAGGATAGAGAGCCTTCATGGCTCCACCCTAGTATGGTTTACGAAAAGGGTGACCCAGCCCGTCTCTTGGTAAACGTGCCACCTGAGCACGCCAAGAGTACAGTCATCACCGTAAACTACTCCACATATCGTATCGCCCTCAACCCCAATATCCGCATCATCGTGGTTTCGAAGACGTTAATCAAAGCACGCGAGTTCGTGTACGCAATCAAGCAGAGACTCTCCCATCCGAGATGGTTAAAGTTGCAAACAACTTTTGGACCTGAAGGGGGATGGAAAGAAGACTCAGATACTTGGCGAGTTGATACAGTCTACCTTGGGGGCGATGCCCGAAATTCAAGCGAGAAGGACCCAACCATCCAAGCACTTGGTATGGGTGGACAGATTTATGGAGCACGTGCTGACCTCATCATTTTAGATGACTGCATTACTACAGCAAACGCACATGAGTTTGATAAACAAATCAACTGGTTACAAAAAGAAGTTATTACCCGTTTGGGTAAGAACGGTAAGTTACTAATCGTAGGGACACGAATTGCACCGCAAGACTTCTATAAAGAACTCCGCGAGACCAAGCACTGGTCTGGTGGTAAAAGCCCTTTTACTTATATGGGCATGCCTGCTGTTTTGGAGTATTCAGAAAAGCCTGAAGAGTGGAAGACGCTCTGGGGTAAATCGGACGTTCCGTGGGATGGGGATTCTGAGACACCTGACGAAGAAGGACTCTTCCCGAAATGGGACGGCAAAGCATTATTCAGAAGACGTAGTGAAGTAACACCATCAACATGGGCGTTGGTTTACCAACAAGAAGATGTTCAAGAAGATTCTATGTTTCCTCCCGCGATTGTCCAAGGTTGTATTAATGGACAGCGCAAACGCGGACCGCTGAAAGCGGGTTCCGTAGGACATCCCTCGCACATTGAGGGGTATACAATAATAGGGTTTGACCCCGCAATGGGCGGGAATGCCGCGTTTGTGGTAACTACCTATAACAGACATGACAGCAGAATATATGTTCTTGACTGCGTTAATATGTCAGAACCTACACCACAAAAGATTCAAGAAATCATTGAGCACTTGGTTGATAAATACAGACCACAAGAATTACGAGTAGAAATTAACGCTCACCAAAAAGCCTATGCCTTAGATGATGATTTAAGAAATTGGCTTGCAGCGTATGGGTGCCGTTTAGAATCTCACTTTACAGGTAAGAACAAATGGGATTCTAACTTTGGTGTAGCAGGTATGTCTATGCTAATGGGAACTCTACGAGATGAGAAGTTCCAAAAGAATAACGTTATTGAGTTTCCCTCTACGGAACACTCAGAGGGTATGAAAGCGCTAGTCCAACAATTAATTACTTGGAAGCCTAATACTCGTGGTAAGACTGACTGTGTTATGGCTTTATGGTTTACCGTGCTCAGAGCAAGGGAATTCATGGTGCAGACAGGTAGCATGCAAAGATATGCAAGAAACCGCTGGGCAACCAGAGCACAAACAGAAAGACGATACTCAGTTAATTTAGACGAAGCCTTTGCAGAGCAATGGCAAGACACTTACGGATAAGGAACTAATTATGGCAAATCCAATGAAGATTGCTAAACTTATTAGCAAGCAAGTTAAAAAAAGAGATGCTGTTAGAACTGCTGTTCGTAAGAAGTCTTACTCAGCAGCACCAGCAAAAGCAAAATTCTTAACTCCTACTACTGGCAAAGTAAAGGCTACTAAACGCAATGCTGGAGTAAAAGAATTTATGGACCCTATTACTAAAGGTAAAAATAAAAATTTTGTAAAAGACGCTAATAAAAAAACTTTACCTGGTGCATCAAAATCTAGCCGTGCTAGTGTTAAGGAAGCAAATTTTAATAGTCGTATGGAAAAACATCCATTAGTTCGTAATACTGGTCAATCTTCTGCAGAGGGTAAGTATCGTGCAAATCGTGGAAAACCAATTCCAGTAAAGAGACGGAGCAAGTAAATGGCAAATCCAATTAAAGCAGTCAAAGCAATAAGCCGTGCCGTTGGTGGCATTACGGGTAAGGGTGGTAAACAAGTAAACCCTGTTTATCGTCAATCATATAGACAAAAAGAAGTGAGAATTAAAGGTGAAGGCGAAAAAATAGAAATGTTAAGAGCCAAACAAATGTTACGTCAAGCCGTAGATGAAGGTTATTTAAAAAAACCTGCGGACACTGCTAAGGGAAACAAGCGTGGACTTAAGGCTGCTAACAAACCTGTATCAAAAAATAATGAAAAAGTTTATTCTACAGATATAAAAGCAAAAAAAATGGGAGTTTTAAAACCTGGTCAAACAACTGAATACACTAGAAGTACATTAAAGAAAATGCGACCTGCTCGTCCTAACCGTGTTCGTGGCGGAAATCTTAGGGGCGAGTAATGGCTAAGTCTAAGAAAATAAAATTACCAACTTTAAAAGACCATGTAGGATTTACTCAAACCGTTGCTTCAAGTTTTATTCCAGTTATTAAAATAGGCAAAATAGGTGGACGTGCAGTTGGTGGTATTGCCAAAAAGGGTTCAAAGTTTGTAAATAAAACTTATAGGAACATGGGTAGATAATGGCCATTGCTAAAATTGCTAGCATCATTGCTAAGAAGCGTGCCGCTGATATTGCTAAGAAAAAAGTAGCAAAAGTATCTAAAGTTCAAGCCCGTGAAGTTGCTAGAGAACAAATGAAAAGTGTCGGTAAAAAACCTGGAAGAAAAATTTCTAAAAGAACTGGTCTTTCTCAATATGAAAAAGAAATGCTTGAAAAAAGATTTCCAATTGAAAAAAAAGAATTTGGCCGTTCTCGTAGACCAGAAGATATAAGACGTGGCAGAGCAATTGAAAAAGAACAACTTAGAAAATCTTTACAGCCACCTGCTAAACGTGCTGTAACAAAAGGTAAAGTTACTAACAAAGCAGAGCGTGAACGTCAAAAAGGTACACCAAAAGAACAAGGCTTATATGAAAGAGAGTTTGGTGTAAACTATAAATTAAGAGACGAGATGGATAAACAAGCAATTAAAATTGCTGAGATGAAACGAAAAGAAGCAAAGTCTGATTGGGAAAAACAAGTTAGAGATAGTATTTTAAATCCAGAAAAACCAACAGTTAAAGGTATAAAGTCTAAAATTGATGTACTTGGTAACCAAAGAATTATGAATCCAGGTAAAAAAATTGTAGACCCCACTTCAATTGCAGCCCAAGAACGTGCTAGAAAAATATTAATTCAAGAACTTAGACGTAGGGGTGGAGGCAGAAAATAATGCCTAATCCTAAAAAAGTAATTAAAATTATTAAAACTGCTAAAAAGGCTGCAAAGAAAAAAGAAACACCTAAACAAAAAACTTATAAAATTCGTGGTGCCCTTGCTAAAAGAGATAGAGAGTTAGAGGCAGGTGACGGTGGAGGTAAAGCATCTCCTGAGTTTATTGCTAAGTTAAGAAAACAAACGTTTCCTCATTTATACGAATAAGGGTAGGTAGATAATTGTTATCAATAAACCAGATTGCAGCGAGAGTAGATTCTCTTAAAGACCGTGCTGCTGATAGAGATGCAAGAGCACAAGATGTGCTTGCTGTTCGTAAAGGCAAGATTGCATCTGTTTATCCAGAGTTCTTTCCAGAGGGTGTAGACGCAAACGTAGTTGCAAACTTTATTGACATTGTTGCCCGTGACTTGTCAGAAGTTATGGCACCACTTCCTGCAGTTAATTGTTCAGCCGCTAATCAAGTTAGTGACCGTGCTCGTTCTTTCGCTGATAAGCGTACCCGCATTGCTGCTAACTATTTTGCTCATTCAGATTTACAAGTGCAGATGTACACAGGTGCAGACCATTACATCACATTCGGTTTCGTCCCATTCATCATTGAATTAGACGAAGAGGCAGGGCTG